CCTCACCAGTCTTCTTATCCATAAAGTCCTTATAGACAGTGTCATAGTCCTTCTTCGTAACCATCATTGTGGTGTTTATGAATTGAGACCTGCCTGAACCAGACTTTGTTCCGGAGCTCTTTCCGCTTTCAAGGGCTGCATTTGCACGGGCAGCAGCAATGTCATTGTTGGTTCTTCTGTCATCAAGCCAAGCCTGCTGACCAGTCTTGAATCTTGCAAGCCTCATTTCTGACTGCTCCTTGGCGAGAAGTTCCTGCTGCTTGTCATAAAGGTCAGTTGCTCTCTTGCCAAGACCATTGATGACTCCCTGCTTAATCCAGCCCATTGCTTGGTCTGAGGATACGCCATAGTTGGCTGCAATATTGTTTACAGCACCCTCAAGGTCAGGAATGGCAGTAGGGTCACCACTCAAGTATCTTGATATGGTATTGTAGTCAACACCCGGAAGTTGTAATGCAGCAGCAATACCAGCCTCTTGAAGTTTTGCTCCTGACACAACTGAAGGTCTGACACTTGGGTCAGCCATCACTTCCTTGACAGTTGGAACACTCTGCACCATAAGCGTGGGGTCTTTCATAGCCATCTCCCTGATTTGTGCTTGCATAGTTCCGACTGTCTGAGCGGCCTGCTGAATAGGGAGAACCTGTGCATTGTACATTCTTTTAAGGTCGTACAGTGCATTTCTGCTCACTGATTTCATTCCCTCGGAAGCAAGAGTACCAGCAACCTGTTGAAGGTTGGCATTATACTGGTCAACTATTGCCTTGGTTTCAGGGTCAAGGTACTGGTAGTACTGATTGGTTGCCTCTCCAAGAGAAGCAATACCCTCGTTAATCTTATCGTATTCCTCTTTCATCATCTGAAGAGGCGCCATTCTCTCTTGAAGAGAAAAAGGTTGATAAGTGGCTTTTATTCCGTGGATGGGCATATTAGAATCTCCTTTTCTTTTTGTTACCACCATTCTTTGCCTTTGTAACAGGTGCAAACTGCATAATGCCTCTGTCACCATAGTAGTATGGGAAGTACCCATTCTCTGCCATAGAAGTAAGCATATTGTACTCCTCATTCTCCTTGCCTTTGGCACCAATGCTTGCAAGCATACTGTTGAGGCTTTCCATCGTTGCCTCATCCCAAGCATCCTTGATGGACTGTCTAAGCCCGTATCCTCTTGCAAGACCATTCAGCATTGCTTGCTGTCTGTTGGCATTCAGATGAGCCTGAGTAGCATTTCTCTGGTTGATTGCGTTCATATTGTAGAGGTTCGTACCTCTGTTGAACTCAGCAACCTGAGCATCATCCTGTCTGTTTGCAAGGTATGCCTGCCTCATTATCTCACCAAGGTCTTGCTGATTGCTGTGGGCAAGACTTGCATTGGCAAGGAGGTCCATAGCCCTGTTGCCACCAGAAGTGTTTACAATACCTCTTGTAGCAGCAGCCCTATTCTGGTTAGCCATATTGACAAGATACCTTTCATCATAAGGTTTCCTTATGCGATAGTCACCAATTGTCTGCACTGGAATATTGATTGGTACACCAGCCATTCTCGAAGCATCAATGATTGCATCAGCATTGGAGTAGTCCGGAATGTGGGTCATACCGTAGAGAGCAGCAGCACCAGCACCCCAGATAGGAACATCCCTTTCCCAAGTTGAACGATACTTGAATGAAGGACTTTGTGAACCGGTTGCAGCATTCAGTGCCTCAATGCTTGCATTGAGGTCATCCGCAGTAACTGGCTTTGTAGAATCAGCAGTTGAAGCTGGTTTTTCTCCAGTATCGTTTGACTTCCTGTCAAGAATGGAAGTGGGGTCAACAGCAGTAAGTCCCCTTCTCTTTGCAAAGTACTGGGCAGCCTTAAGTGTTGCCTGATGGACAGGACCAACCTTACCATCCTCTGCAAGATGTGACCAATCATCAAAGCCCTTAAGTTTATACTTACTGCCAGACTCCTTGATTGCATTCTGGATGTAGTCCATCCATTCCTTGACCTCCTTGTCATCAGCACCCTTGCCTCTCATATATGAAAGGAAGTTCTGGTAACCTTCATTTGCTTCCCACTCCTTACCATTGAGGTCTCTTCTATAATCAATGATTTCTCCAGAAGGAGTCCTCATTCTTCCAGTGGAACTGCCAGTAGAGCCTGAGGCTCTACCAGATGGCTTCCCAGAAGTCTGTGAGTCAGAAGGTGCACTTGCAGCAATAGCTTGTGTAGCAACTTGCTCTTCAGCAGGTACTGAAGTGTCTTGAGGCTGGGCAACAGCTTGTACAACTGGTGCATTAACATAGTCCTGTGGAGCATATGAGAACAAGTCAAACCCACCATTTGGAGTACCAAAAATGTTAATGTCTTGGAAAGAGGGACTTGGGACAGCTCTTGCAGCCGCTGCTACTTGAGCATTCTCTTGATTGAGTCTTGTCTGATACTGAACTGCCTTATCTCTGTTGGTGCCCATGTTCAAACCATCGCTTGTTTCATAGTGATGAACAGGGCCTCTGTTACCATTTCTTCCCTTACTATATACAATCTTGATACCATCAGGCAAGGTCTCCTCTTCCTGACCTTTACTATTAATAGTCACTTCAGGCTGGACTTGTGGTGCTACAACCTGAGGCTGAACCACTTGCTGAACCTGTGGTTGTGCAACAGGAAGAGTTCTTGTTGCAGTTACCGTGGAAGCTGGAACAGTGCTTGAACTGACAAGGCTGGGAAGTGCAGGAACAGCAGGTTCCTGCACTTCAGGAACTACAGCCTCCTGAACTGGAGTATTGACTCCACCAATGGCATTTTGGTGACGGATTGCCTTATCGAGGTTAGTGCCCATATTGAGTCCGTCACTGGTTTCATAATGATGGACTGGACCTCTTTGACCGTTTCTACCCTTGCTGTACACTACTTTAATGCCAGCAGGAAGACTTTGTCTTGATGCATCTGTAACCACCCTTGCAGGTGCAGGAGATGCTACAAAGTCAGGAAGCCTTGAAACAAGGTATTCTTTGTTCAAGTCCACATACTTTCGTGCACCAGCTTCACTGTAAAATACTCTGCCGTCTGATGTAGTGAATATGGGAGTGCCTGACTTGTCCTTGCCTTCAGTAACATAGTTTTTCCAAGAGCCGTCCTCAAACTTATTGCCACCCATAGCAAATCCGATAGGCATTCCTTCTTGAGCCATAGCAGGAGCCTGATAGTTTATACCTCCTTGTGGAGGTGCCATCTGCTCTTGCTGACTAAGAGCATCCATCTGCTCCATAAAGTCTTCATCATAGGCTCTTTGAACTTGTCTTGCTGCCCTTTGCTGTTCTCTTCCCCGAACAACTTCCTGAGCATCCATAAACTCATTCACAATAGCCCTGTTGGTCTCATTGCTGATGGGGTCATTGGGTCTGCTCAAACTCTCAGCCGTAACTTTCTTGATGGCCTCTGAGAATGTAAGGTCACCACCAAGCTTATATTTCTTTGCAAGAGCAGCAGGAATCTTCAGTCTGTCAGAAAAGACATACTCGTTATTCCAAATGGTCTCACCTTCCTCTACAAGATTAGGTACACCTTGCTCATCAACACCTGAAGGAACACCCTCATAGGGATTGTCTTCGTGTCTTCCACCAGCATCAATGAATGTGAGTCCGTTGTTCCAGTCTTGTCCGTGAGTTCTCATCTGTCCACCAAGAGCATAATCATATGGATGATTGTAGTAATCATACAGTCTTCTTGCATCGTTCTTTTCATCAACTTCCTGAGCCATATGGAAGAATCTTGAATCCCAGTTTCTGTTGGCAATACCAGCAGCCTCCTTTGCTCTTTTAGCTGCATTGGCAGCCCTTATTCTGCCTATGATACTTCCAACATTTGAGGAGACACCACCAACCACAGCACCAATCCAGTTGCCCGTAGCATTGAATCCCTCAAAGGAGGAAGCCAAACCATCGGTAATATCACCAAGGATGGTCTTGTCTCTGAAATCCCTTGCTCTGATGTCATCTGGAGTCAGTGCACCGTGACTGGCATAAGACATCATCAATGCATCATTGTCTGATACATTGTTGAGAGCACGAAGCTGGTTGTTGTTATATCTGTCAAGGGCATCCTCAAAGGTATCATAACTCGTAGTAAGAGAACCTTGATTGACAGCATTTGAAGCAATCTTGAGGAAAGAGTTACCAATATCCATAGGATTGGAAGAGAACCCACCAGCATCAAACTTATTACCACCTCTGGCATAAATTCCAGCAGAGTGCATGGGGTCGTAGATGTGCTTGTCTTTGCTTCTGACGTAGTCATCAATGGCTCTCTGCAAATCAACGGTAAGTGACCCGGCAGTACCTGCAATGGCACTCCAAGGAGTACTCATATTCACATTCTTACCAAGAGACGGGTCTGACTTTCCGAAGTTGCTCAGTGTTGTTCCCATCTTGGACAGCCCTCCGGCAAACACTTCCATATTCCTACCTGTGGTAAAGTCGAATGGATGCTTGTTCCAATACTGCTGAATAAGGGCATCAACTTCTGGCTCATACACTGAGTTTTGCATAACTTCTTGATAGCCAAAGCCTCCGCCACCATCAAAGGTATTACCGAACTGCATTTGACCGCCTCGTTTTCTTACCTTGACACCATTGGGGGTACCAAGAGTGTATTGGTACGCTCTTATGGCTTTGTTTATTTTATCACGGCTCATACTCTATTAATTTGAAACAAAAATAGATATAATTAATACCACTTACAAAAATAAAACTAAAACACTAAACAAAGCATAAGTAACCTTATAGACTTTTGTTTAGTGTTTTAGTGTTTATTCAAAGAAGTCCACATCAAGGTCGTGGAACATCAGGAAGTCATAGTTCAAGTTCTTTCTTGCCAACTGGATATAAGCCCAAGTATTCCTGATTCTGTTGAGTCCTTTGCACTTCCATAAGCCGAACCTATCTCTTGGAATCTGTGTTCTGAACACATTGAACTTCTTCTTAAGAGAGGAGGGCTTGTTTTTCACATCGTAGAGGCTGACCTCGCCAGTATCCTGATGGTCATTCCATACTCTCACAGTATCAAAGGTACTCATAGGTTCAAGGGTACCTTGGAAATCATCAGTAGCATTGGAGTAATCTTCAGTTCTCCAAGCAAGGTTATTGAACACCTTGTCCACAGTAGGGTCTGAATTTGCAACGAAAGTAATCCAGTAACACTTGAACTCTCCAAAGAACTCATTAAACCTGCCAGCGAACATCTCCCACATTGTGTCAGTTTCGGTATTGTCATTCTTCGTAAATGTGAAGAACTTATCATTCATATTAACCATCACAGGAAGTGACCCGTAATCCATAAATGACATAAAGGCACCAATGCTTTCAGAATACACCAGAGCCTCATCCTTACTGACAAAATAAATATCTCCGTTTAACTTGTCATAGAATGTCCTGATGTTTCCATAACTCTCAGGATTCCAGACAGTATAACTGTTCATCTCTGCAAGCCAAGTCTTGAATCCTGCCTTCGTGGAAAGGTCACTAAGCTGTTCTCCATTGAAGAGAAACAGTGCATTTTTCTCGTCATCAATGAAGTACATCCCATAAGGAGTGGTACAGAGTGACCATTTGTTAGTCATACCAATTTGGTTGGATATATATCTTGTGCCCCCGAACTTAAGTCCGTTGGTAATCTCGATTGGTTGACCGTCACCAGTAGGAATCTGGACTCTCTCATTGAACAGAATCTGGCTGATACCCTTGTTTTGGAAGGCAAATATCCTGTCATTAAATGACTCAAGTTTGGTTATCTCTCCAAGGTCACCTTGCAAATCAAAGGTTGCTGTCATAGGAACCGAAGTCCAAGCATCAATATCAGCACCTACCTTTTTCTCAAGACCAATAGTCACCATATTAGGGAACGCCATAGACTTGTATCTCTCATAGTCAATGGCCTTATAGGTAAAATACTGATTAGTCTGCTCATAGCCCGGATGGTTGAACAGGTTGAAGTTGGTAGGACGCATATAGAGATTGCTGGACAATCCCTTGTTCTTGTCATATCGTGCACCAAGATTTACCCGAGACTCAAGTTCTGTAGAGTAGATACTTACAATCTGGTTCTGGTCTTCATCAGTGAAAGGGTAAGACTTCAGGCAGTCATATCTACCAATGTAAGTATCACCCTCCTTAAAATGAAGCGTAGCCTCCTCATCCTCTTCAAGATAGACGGAGTCACCACATCTTGTCCATATGTTATTTTGGATTGCACTATCTGAAGTGCCACCAAAACGGGTTCTCAGTCTCTCATTGCTAAAGTCCCTGTACATCTCAGCAATAAAAATACCGTCGTAAATGCCAGAGAAGCCCCCAATAGTGTCTCCAAGACTGTTGGCAAGAACATTATTGAATGTGCACTCATCTTCTCTCCAGTAAGGAGCAAATGGTGTCACTGTTCCAAGTTGGTTGATAATGGACGGGCCATTACTGCTAAGACCTACAACAAGATGCTTAACGGTCTTGTATTTCATACTGATAGGGTCTTTGCCCTTGCCCTCAGCAACATCAGTTCTACCATCAGCCTGTCTATCTTGTCTGGATTGCCAGCTACTTGAACTTCCACCTCCACCACCTCTTGGTCTTCCACCTGATGAGTAATTGTCAGAGCCACCAAGCACATGCGATATCGAGTAGATAGGGTAGCCATCAGTCATATTGTACCCTGTAGTTCTTCCTTCTACTGATGAGTCAATAGTAATGCCACTCATGTCGTTGAAGTTCGCAGTAATGACCTTGTTGATATTCCCATAGTAGAACATACCATCATCCTGACCAACACTAAATTTCTCCATACCTAACTGGGTGGAGTCAAACAGTTGGGGAGTATTGATAGGAACATCAACATCAAATGGCTGAATGGAGCTGTTGTTTTGGAAGAATGTGGTGCGGGCATTCTTTATCTCAGATATGCACTTCTTTCCAAGCATACCATATCTGATAGACCCTGCCTTCTGTGCTTTTGCGGAGAGAGCACCTTGATTGTTCAAAGACCCGTTTCTATGCCAAAGGTATGTAGTCCATCTGAAGAGGGCACGAGAATCAGTTACAATGTTGCCATCCTCATCTTCCGTAACACTATTGTCATAAAAGCCAGAGTATGAAAGGTCAGTATCACCAGTAACCAGCCTTGTTACAATACTTGAATCCTGTGATGTTCCGCCTCTTCTAGTACCAATCTGACTACCAGAGGTATAGTCAAGAACAGTGGAATTAATAGGGTCAAATCCTTGAGTACTTGTTTCAAGGAAAGTGTCTATTACATTATCCGGTATGATAGCATGTCCTTCAGAATCAAATCCAGCATTGCTTATACCAACAATTCTCATAGAGAGCCCTTCCATATCACTCTGATACATAGTATCAAGAGCCTCAATATCAGGAGAGTAAAAACTCAATATACTTGGGTCTCTGTAGAACTCCGTAGAGAACTTGTCAGTAAACTGGTCTCTTGTGAGTCCTGATGGAACTTTTGGCAAAGTGTTGGAGTAGCCAAACGGGTTACACTGAATCTCACCAAGTATGTTGTTCCAGTTGTAACCACATCTTGCTCTCCAGTCAGCTTGTGAGAATGGAGAGTTGTCAGCACGGTCACTTATATTGAACACAGTGCTGAACAACAGTCCTTGGAAGAGAACCTTTCTGTCAGCATCCTTAGGATAGACAACCACAGGGGCAACACGAATAAATCCTGCACTTCTAAGGGCATTCACAACAGTTGTCGGAAGGACAGCCTTGAATCCCGGATTTCTGTACATAGGAACCCATTCAGCAGAATTTGGAGTGTCACCATCAACAAAGATGTTTCTTCCCGGAGCAATGGTCTCATCAAGGTCATCTATCCAGATTGCCTCAGACCACTGTCCGGTCTTATACTGGGCAATAAGACCAAGCCTGTAATTCTCTCTTGCCTTAAATGACTTGATATCATAAGAAGGTCTATTATTGTCCACAGGGTCATCATAGAACTCCCTTCTGGATACATACACATCTGAAGAGGAAGTTGCTGACATTGCAGCAGTAATCTCATTGCCAAACTCATTGTACGCACAGGGTTCAGCAATTCCCTTTACAGTCTCCTTTATATTGGAAGAGCCTACTTCTATTGTACCAGCGTTAGGAACATTCTGCTTGATGTTGCCAAGAAACAAAGTACTATCCTTAGTAGTAAGTGTGCCAGCTATAATGTCTTGACCTCCAATGAAGAGAAGAGCCGAAGCATCAATGGTCGAACCTATGATACCATTGTCAACAATGGAGAGTCTCTGTGCTATCTGGTTGCTTATCTGACCAGAGTAGAGATACGAGGCACTCATAGTTCCTTGATAAGGAAGGGTATAGTTGCCATTGGAATATCCTGCACAGAACTGCTTCAGTTCAGTATAGTTGGCTTCGTACAAATATATAGTGCCAGTCTCAATGTCACAAAGGAACTCGTTGTCATTGAGTGAATACACATCAGTGACAGCAGTCTCCCCGAACTTGTCATAAACGCTGTACTTAGGAGTGAAAGTAGTTCCTTCCACCACATAAAGGTTTTCCTTGCTTATGACAGCATCCTCATATATTCTTCCTACTGGTGGGATTGGATAGACAGCGACTATCTTATAATCTCCTACGATGCGTACATTAGGAACTGCGTTCTCACTTGTTCTTACAATGGAATACAGCCGTACATACTCATAAGAGTAGTCAAGCCCAGACAGCTCAATCAGGAATGAGCAGGTACTGAGAGCATCAGCAGGAAGTCCTTTGTCTTTTGGAGAAAGATAATACAGTGCACTTGTATCAACAATGTTGGTCTCCTGACCGAACTTATTGTAGTAGTTGAAGCAGTACTGCACAGTTCCGGCAGGGAATTCACCACCAGTATTGATTTTGGTAATTTTCATCTCGTGCTTGCCATCAATCTCTCTGTTAAAATTGAAGATGTCAGAGTCAGTCTGCTTACCATTAGCAATGTTAATCATTCTGGGCTGGTTCTTACCATCAACCCAGTATACTTTCTGAATATGCTCATTCTCATAGAGAGGCAGGGTTTCAAGAGGATGTTGAGCATCCATTTGAAGTGGACCTTCAAACAACCTTGTAGAAGTGCCTGATGCAAAGTCATCTGTAAAGTCAATCCTGTAGATTCTATTTACAGTGCCTTCAACTGTAAATAGGACCAAAGTCTTCACGAAAGAAGCAGCACCAATGATTGTTCCCTTTACAGAGTGGTGGGCTGACTCTGCTGTAAGAGTAAATTGCTTGGTGCCCTTCTCATTAGTGACCGAAAGAAGGGTTCTGTTGTTTTTCAAGGTAGTAATACGAATGTTCCTCGCATCCACTACCATATTAGGATTGAACTTGTGGACTGACAAATCCCTTGTCATTCCTTGTACAATGTGTGTTTCCTTCTTGTTCATTATCTGTGCTGATTATAGTGTTCAGCATCACCCATACCCTTATACCCTGCATAGAACTCTCTTGTGGAGGGAATAAGCCGAGTCATCATATTGGTAATGCTTTGCATTTCACTGTATGAAGGCATCTTAAACTTGGTAGTGCATCTGCCAACAGCCCAAGCATATCTCTGCTCCGCCTTGGCAAGAACCTTGTCACTTAGCTTGTCACTGTCAAATAAGTCCGTATAGACTTGTACGACAATGTAATACTCAAGAGCAAGCAGGAATGAGGGCTCGTCTGGAATCATAGGAAGCCCATCAGCATCAGTCTTGATAGCCTTATAAGAAACTCTTACTCTGCCTTCAGGAAATGATGTTGTAATAGTCCTGTTCTGGGTTTTGAATGTGCTGCCAGCGGGGATTCCCTTGGAGTGCCCATTGAATGAATCAGTCATTGCAGTAAGAGGAATCTTCGTTCTTTCATCCCTTACTTGAATGATTTGTACTATGTCGCAAGGAAGGTCTCCGTGGTAATTATGTATCTCTACACAGTCCTGCCTGTCTTCAAACATTGGAGGGACACCTGCAATTCCGAAGAAATCCAGCGTGTACTGGATAACAGATTCAAGGTCCACACCTTGCAGTTTGGAATGTCTTGTTACTCTTGACAGAATTTCCCTTATGGAAATGTATTGAAACTCAGTATTCATCGTATAGTCCTTTTATCTGTTTAATTTCAGTGTTGCTAAGTATTGCTTCAAGCTTTAGTTCACCAGAATTGAATGCCCTTCTTACAGTGTTCATTGCATTTCTGCATAAGGAAAAGTTATACCATATCTTGTTCTTGAAGATGGCAATGCTTCTCACATACATAGCCTTTACTCTCTCCGTGTCATTTCTATATATGACATCCTTATTCTTGTATGCCTCTTCATTGTTGTACCAGAACTCCAAGGTCTTATCCCAATCAACAGACCTGTTTGACCTTGCCACACCATTATGAAAGTAAGCCTTGACTGGTTTCTTGAGTATCTTTATTCCACCCATCCTATGAGGAAACTGGAAAAAGCCAGTCCTGCATATCTCTTCCACTATCAGTTTGTTGACCTTTCTTATAATGGCAAAGAAAGTACTTTCATCAAGCACATACTTATGCTCATCAGGTCTGTGGACTCTATAGTACTTATAGTAATCATACACACCCCAAGAGTTTCTTACTTTAGTAACGCCTCTTGGAGACCTCGTGGTAACTTCCCTCCTGAACTGTTCAAATGTAAGAGTGCTCATTATGATTCAATTTGTCTACGAAGCGGGCTCTTCATATAGCTTCTAATGAACTGTGCAAGCTTGCTCAGGTCATCATCAGCATTGTTCTCATCGTCTTTTGGCTTATATGCTCCACCACTGATGTCCTTGACTACATACTGCATTACAAGAGGAAGCAGGTTGTCTTCGAGTGGAAACTCTATACTCATAGGGTCACAGAGATTGCCATTCTCATCAACTTCATTATTCTCATCAAGAGCAGCAGCTTCAAGCGGGTCAGAAAAAATGTCACGATAAGTTCCCTCCTTCAAGTAGTAAGCGAGAGGATTGCAGGATTTCATATATACCTTACCTCCTTCAAAGGTTGCATAAGTAATGTTCTTCATCCATTTGTTGAATCCTACGAACTTGAATCTGGATGGGGTTACAAAAGCAATATCCCCTTGAAACTGGTCTTTGCCTGCAAAGAATGGCGTTCCTATATTAAGAGACATTGGAACCTCATTGGTGCTAACCAAGTATTTTCCTGAACAATTGAAGCCTTCAATCCTGTCACGCTGCTCAAGAGCAAGTTTGATAGTCTGGTAATTTGCATCAGAAGGGCTTTCTTTACCACTATCATACTTGCTCTTCAACACATATGCTCTATACTTGTTAAGTAAAAACAGTATGTGGTCTGGAGTGTAATATGCATCATCACTGGAAATCTTAAGAAAATCCAGTATCATATAGACTACATGATTATATGTGTACATACTCTTAGTATTTAAAAGTCCTTGTAAAGGTAAGGAATTATCTTTACCCTTACAAGGACTATCAGTAAAGCTATATTATCCTACACAAAAATTTTAGAAGCAATGTCTTTAGCTACCTACTGTTCAAAAAATTTTAGGAATAATATCTTCAGCTAGCCACTGTCCAACAACAGTATAATTGCATCCTGGAATGTAAGTTAGTCGAAGTCCAGCCCTAAACAAAGTAGTGTCAGGTGTTCCTTCAGTTCTTGGTACGATAATGTCTTGCAAACTGATTGAAATCAAGTTAGGAAGGTTAGGAACTTCAGCAATTGATGTGTTGGCTCCAGGAACTTCCTCCTTGAATACAATTCTTCTGTGGTGAGTGTTAAAGAGAACATTGAACTGTATGTCATCCATAGCTTGGTCAAAGAAGACTTCAGAATCAAAGTTTGGCACTACAATGTACAAAGTGTCAGCAGTGTTGTCACCAATAACAAGCACATTTCTTGTAAACTCCGTAACTCTGAAAACATTAACGTTATCAGGTACATATGTAGTTTTGCTTCTTGCTTCTGTAACATTAAATCCGATAGAAGCATTACTGACAACAGCCTGATTTTCATTAACATTGAGCATGGTTTCAACCTCAGTGAACCTCACAGAACCACCCCAACCAGTCACAATATACAAGTTGTTCATTGTAGTAAGCTGAGGAACAATAAGCTGCATATCCTTATCCAAGGATGACACCTTAATAACCTCTATCCAGCCACCAAGAAGAAGAACACCAGAAGAACCGCTTGTGATGGTTCCATTTGGAAGAATAAAATATCCAACAAGCTGCGTCTTACCAAAATTGTTGTTACTGAAAACAGTCCCATTCTTGGATACATATAACTGGTTGCTGAATATTACTCTGCCAGCACGCTCAGAAGTAATGATAGTGCTCAGATTTACTTGGTAACTATTACTGAATTCAATAGTTTCGTTGTCTTCCGTAAAGCTCAGTGTATTCCAGCCAAGAAGCAGGGCATTTGACAACTTGCTCTTGTCCAAATATCTGGCAACAGTTCCGGATCCAGTTTCTGCAAGGTATTTCGAAACATCGTGAACTCTTCTGAAATGCTGTGTAAGATAGCCCTGAAGTTCGGCACTTCTCATAGCGACATGCCCGTCCTCATACACCTTAAAGGTAGCATTCTGTGCTTTTTGGCTCTTTTGTGTGTCAGTACCACTAAGGCCACCCACACCAGCAGCAATGTAGAGCTTTCCGTGCTCGTCATCCTTACCAATATCAGTGGCGTTGAGCATTGCCTGTATCTTTTGATTCTCATCAACGGCTCCAATAAGTCCACCAAGATAGGCAGTATTCTCATCGCCTTCGACCTTCTTGAATATCTTTATAAGATACTCAACATCAGTATAATTATAGTATGCTATAATTACTGGCTTTGACACAAAATACTTCTGGTCATCAGAAAGTGATTGGTTACCTTTTCTAAATGTCACTACCTCGTAGTTCCAAAGATAAATCTTATCTTTTGAAAGTCTTTGAGTATCAGGGTCTCTATTCCAGCTTCCCGCAGGATTTCCTTGTGGGCTAAATCCAAACTCGTTGTTGTTATTAGTTGCAACAACATGATACCCGGGAAGTCCAGTAACACTATCTATGGAAGATGCATAATAAAACTCTTCAATTCTTTGAATACTCATACCTTCTTGCCAGAAACCTATGCAGGCTGGGGGTGTTGGAGTAGTTGTACCATCATCATAAGAAATGATTTCGTAGTTCCATAAATAGATATAACCAGCATCGGGGTCAAACTCAGGAATGCCGTCCTGCCAAGCTTCAGAATCTATAGCTGGACCGTTAATAGGATTATTCCAAACAGCATACTTTTCAGCAATGCCATCAAGTCCTCTGCCTCTACTTGAGTACATTGAGAAAAGGGCGGCCAACGCATTATTAGATGCAGAACCTTTATATTTGGTCCAGAGTCCACTAATCTTCTGTCTATATGCTACCCAGCAATATGGCATTCTCTTGTATGGACTTTGTGGGTCGTCTGTCCAACCATCATGGTCAGGAACATAGTCATCTCTTTGAAAGTCGCTTGTCTTATCGGCAGAATACTCTGTTGGTACAGGTGGGGCTATTGGATTTCCATTACTATCAACGCTATCTTTGCTGGTAAGAGTAAAGATATATTCGTATCCCCAACCATCTTCACCATTCCACTTTTTCCAAGTATACCTGTCTGGTCTATAATTGTCATCGTCCGGGTTTGTATCTACGCAAGTTCCTACATAGCTACCGGGAACTTCACCATTATTTCCAGAAAATTCTGCATTTGCAGGGTCAGTAAGAACTCTAGGGTCATTGGAATACTTAATATGAATGTACTGGCTTTGTCCAGCAGGACCCTCCGGTCCTTGAATTCTTCCAGCATTGAAGAAGTTATCTCCGTCCCAAATATACCCATCGCCATTATACATATAGGTATATCCCTCTCTCATCTGACTGGTAATGTCATTATAGACCACTTCTCCATCTACAATGGAAAATTCATATATCTTTGTCCAATTATCTGGGTCTCCAAATATAGCATATTTGGCAGTACCATATTCTGCATAATGTGCTAAAAAGTCAGTTTCTGCATCTTCAAGATGTGTAGCTGCTGGTCCATAAACTCCAAAGAGATGGCCCTTAATACTAATAGAGGTTCCCTGTGTTCCGTTTTCACCTCTGACTCTATAAACAAACCAATCAGAGCCTGGGACATACTCACCATTTCGTACAGGTCTTTCCGCCTTCCAAACAGGATTTGGATTTACCTGTCTATTCGGGTCGTCATACCAAGGGTCTCCGGGAAGTCTCCCAGAGGCATCATCATTATAAGATGTTCTTGAGGGCTTTTTAAAATCATTTGGAAGAGGGTCAACATCACACCACTCAAAGTCCATAAATTGAGTATCACTTACTGGGGCTGGCTCAGACCATTCTGGAAGTGCGTCAGAGTTACTTACGACAACTCCAACAGACTCCCAAATCATTTCCTTTCCAGCAGGAATACCATCGTGCCAAATCGGGTTTCCAAGACCATCTGTGTTTGTTGGAATAGGAGAGATATATGACCCACCGACAGGCCACAAAGAAGATGGAAGTCTATCATCATTAGCTCTGCTGGCATCATATTGCGGGTCTGTGGTAGCCATCTTAGCATTGCTTCTCATGTAAACATGAGTTTTGAATGTGGCTGCCGGAGAGATTCCGGGCATTCCATTTTCACCTCTTGTCTTATAAATTGACCAAGCACCCCAGACACCATTTTTCATGGTTCTGATAGCCTGCCAATTAGCTTGTGAAAGAAATGCTGCACTCACTCCATTCGCATCATACCAGCCGTTTGGGTTACTTGCACTATATGGATTTCCAGTAGGATTGCCAAGGAGGTCAAGACTTATATCAAGAGGTGCATTGGAATACTCCAAATCAATGTCAGCAGTATCTGTTGCTGGCTGTGGTGCACTCCAATAGCTTGATATCTCCATAAAGGCAGGGTCCTTTGAGAACCATCTTGTAGTCATCCAGAGTTTGGCTTGAGCATTGCCATAAGCATCTGTTGCAGGAATACCATCAAACCAACCAGATGCTCTTGGCACCGGGTCTTCATATGTACCATCTGTCTTTGGTGGAGTAGAAGGAGTTGTATTTGAACGGATAAATGCTATGCTTTTAAACTTTGTATATTCAGCTTCTGCATCTTCGCCATCTCTACCATCTCGACCATCAGCACCATTCTCGCCATCAATACCATTTGCACGAACCGGGTGGTTGTATTCGTCCACTACAATAGCACCATCAATTTCCCAGTACTTGTTTCCATCATCTCCTGTGACAATTCTTATTATAGGAGTACTTCCTCCACCTCCACCTCCGCCAAGTTCTTTAATACTGCCAGTCGCAGTAATCCAAGTACCGAAGAACCTATACTGTACTTTATATTCATAGTGAACCTCATCATTATCATCAGTATAAGTAGACCTTATAATCTGCATTCCGAAATTATTGGCCACTTGACGGATAAGCCCTTCAGTATCTACAGTTCCAGCTGGTCCCACAGGGCCTTGGGGACCTTCAGCACCATCCTTACCGTTCTTACCATCAGTACCATTTATACCTGCCGGACCTCTCAAGCTTTCAAGACTCACAAGGTTATTCCAAGTGCTTCCATTATCGTAAGATACCTGCAAATACTCATCAGTAGAACGAAATATAGCCGTACTTACTACAGAACTTCCAGATGATGTGTTTTTCTTCTCTATACTTGACCAATCTCCTTTCTTAGTAAACCAGTACTCTTGAGGCTTGTTGTTTTCAATGACACAGAAAGTGTATCCTCTTGGAACATTCTCAATCACACCAAAAGTGTTGATGAGGTCGGTACGCACAGCTTCCAATGACTCAAATGGACCATAAGATGGCATAAGAGAAGTGAATGGGACATTCACTCCTTCATTGTTTCTAACCATCAAAAGCAGTGCTTTTGCAACAGTGTTGTAATCCATACTTAATCTATTGTTATGTTATAAATGTTGTTCAAAGGAATAGCAGCTTTCAAGAGCTGTACAGTATAATATATACCATCTATCTTTACAGCAAGAGACCTATAAAAGTTATCAGATACTGTAAGATAGTCTCCTTGAAAATTCATATTGTTTATTTCCTCTATCCTATGGTCAGCTGCTGTAGCAATCCAAAAATACTTTCCTGTAACTCTCTGAGTAAGTATTCCATTCTGTTGTATGTTAGCATCCAAAAGATTGTGTCTAATAGAGTTAGACAATATGAAATCAGCAGTCTCTGAGAACTCATTTGCTGTTCCTACATACACATACCACTCTCTTGAGTCAACCTCCTGTTCAAAATGAAGAAATGGAAAGCACTTTCTAAGGAATCCAATCCAAAACTTTTTATCAAGTAGTGCAAACTTTTTCATATCTCCAGCGAGTATGTCTTCAAGAAGTGTAAGCAAACAAGCATGTCTTAGACCTTGTATCTCTGTAGTACCTATAGTACTTTTAAGATACTTTGTATAATCATTGGCATAGCCTAAAGTTCCAGTCTTATCCATTACAACTACAAGGTGCTTTTAGTGTTTGTCCGTTCTTGTCATTTCCTCTCTTCATCAAGAAGCAATAGGCATCATAAGCATCAGACCACTTCTCATTCTCAAGACAAGCCTTCAATCTGAAATACTGCAAAGCGAAGTTTGCAAAGACTACATCTATTTCACAGCTACCGTCACTACAGCCACACTTACTTGTACATTGAGCCAGCTTTAATGCGGTCTCATAGATTGGGCCATAATCAACCACAGCGTGCATTGAATTTTGGTTGTCCAATCCACAAGGCGTAGTAGAGGCAGGAACACCATCACACTCTATATACACAAACAGCATTTTAGGGCCTTTCTCCACAAGAGCTGATACATCAATAGTTGTATCAATGTATTTTGGCTTACCGGATATTTTCTGTCTTAATGGTGCGTTGCTGCTCGGTCCTGACTCACACACAGTATCCTCAGTGTCTATAATGATACTTGTGATATAAACATTGTCATAGTAGGATAAGGACATAACATTCGCCTGCAAATACAAAGTCTTACAGTTGTTAAATTCTAACTTATTGAATTGTATCATATCCTTCTAATTAAGAAGAGGGATTGGGACTTCTCCCAATCCCTCTTTGGTTTAAGTTTTGGAAACAACTGCTACTCAGAGTCCTTGAGATAAGCCTCAGGAGCAACAATCTTCTCATCACCAGTGAGAGTCTCAATGGCAGCGAGAATAGTAGAGTTGTTCTTCGGGACGATGAGGGTGATTTCCTTCTCGGAGAGCTGAGCGGAGATGCCCTGACCACGATGGAAGTAGTGAATGTCAACAACATCGTACTCCGTAGCTGGGTTAACCATATACTTGGTGTCCACCGTGTAAGGATAACCGAAGTTGCGATAGAGGTCACCTCTCCAACCGTGAGCAAAGTACTCAAGTTCTGCCAGCTTCTTACCACAGTTGGTAATAGCAACAGGGGAGCCCTCTGCAACAGTAGCCCACTCATAGTCCTCATACTCGTCATTAGTTACGATGCCATTGAGAAAGATTTCCACAGGGCACTGCTGAACCGGGAATCTCGGCAGTTCCCAGTACTGCTCAACTTCAGTGATGGTAATCACTGCACCAGAGACAGTAACTGTGAAGAGCTTCTCCTTGTAGTTGTTGATGTTGGAAGCGGTAGCACCCTTCTCAAGACCAACAGAAGCCTGAAGGTCAGCAGCCAGACCAGCAGCGATAGTAGCAGCAGTGTCACCAGTCTTTGCCTTGTAGAAACCATAACGATAGGTGTAGTCATTGGCACCTTGACCAATGTAGTTACGAACCAGCACCTTAATCTCATAGACTTGTCCGGCAACAACTGTGCTGACAGTGATGGTGTGAGTCTTGAGAGAATCGTTCATATCGGCAGCAGGAGTCTGCTTGATGTAACGAATATTCTCAACATCAATCTTGTCAGAAGCAGTAAGCCCACCATGTCCGAAGTGCTGGAAGTAAATGTACTTCCCAGTTTCTCCCTTCACCGCGAGGTCACCCAGTTGGGCAGGAAGACCGGAATCTTTCAGAGTACTGACAACATAAACTTGTCGAACCTGATTTGCCAATGGAAGTGAAGCCATAATACTTACTCTGTTAAATGGTTATGACCTGTTTGATGCCTCTCCTCGAAGAGAAATGGATTTGGCTTGAAGGGCTTTCTTCACAGCATTCTCCAAAATAGCATCGTGAAGAATGCTTGGAAGCTGGCATTCAGTCCTCACTAATATTCCCTCTATGGCAAGGTCTTCTCGCAAGTCTGTTAAAATTATAGGTTTTGGTTCTTCTACATATCTCAGCAGATACGAACCGATGGGGTAGTCTGATATAAGTTCCACTACATTTTCAGAAGCATTGACTCTGAGAACCCTACTCTTTGAGGTCCCTCTGAAAGGATTCTTGAGTCTGTGCCAGAGTTCATCGTGTGTTGACGGAACAACCAAGGCACTTGCTTCCTTCATACAGCCGCTAATATACGAAGAAAATTTGACTTCTTCAAATATGATATACAGCAGGTTGTCTGGTATGGAGTAGAAGGTGAATATTTGATTTCCCTGATAAAGGTTCTTTAGAGAGTCTGGTACATTGGTCAGTACTTCTGGCGTAATGGTCTTAACCAATGTGTCCAGTGCTTCTCTAATCTCTTCCTTCTCTTCAAAAGCCGCATTCTTAGAGTTTCTTCCAGAGTAATAAGCCTGTACAAGTTCTCTCTGCGAGGCAGTAAGAAATAGGGACTTCTCATATTCGTCGAGGACAACATCAAAAGGAGACTGCTCACTACCAATATGCATAGTGTGAGCGTAAGAATTGAGTAATGTGTCAAACCTGTTGCTGAATTCCTCAGTATTCATTATTCACTCCTTTGTCCTACAGTTATCTGGTTTTGCAGTTGGGCAGTGCCACTTTGGTCAGTTGCATAGGCTGCCTTGGCAAGCTCAACTGCTCTTTGAAGAATATCCTCGTGGAGAATAGGGTCCAGTTCGCATTCTCCATCAGTTTCAACGGCGTTTGTCGGATAGGTCTGGTCAGTAAATTTAAAGTTGTCTATGGAAAGGCCGTCCAAATCTCCTACAATAATAGGTTTTGGCTTCTTTACATATCTTACCTTATAGCTGTCTGCTGTAACTGTATCAGTAGGACCAACTACAATCTCAACAAACTTACTGCCTATACTGTCTGAAACAGTGCCAGAATTTATAAGTCTCCAAGCTTGATTCTTCAGAGGTCTTTTAAAAGGCTTTGACATAAGTCTGACATACTCATCATAACGAAGCGGAATAACTTGAAGAATCCTGTTCTTATCATTTGTAAGTGTTTCATTAATTACAATGAACACATCTGGTGGATACTGATATACTGTTGAACGAGCGTCTATTGCTTCTTTGTCATTTCCAGTATAGACAGTACATTTGGCTGTCTTCATAAGAGCAGAAAAATCAGCCTGTCTCTTTGCAGAGTCATCAAACCCCTGAGCAAGAGTGTTTCCTTTGCTTGTTGAGGAGAAGTAGTTCTTGACAATTTCATTTTGTGCCTTCGTCAAGAACACGGACTTTTCATATTCATTAAGTCCCGGAGCAGCGTTGCTCATTATATTATTGTAAAGGACATCAAATTGGTCCGAAAATTCTGTTATTGTCATTGTCAAGAACTACTTTATATAGGTTACTTTGAATTCTCCTTATATTGGTTAACCCGTGCTTCAATGTTCAGCTTAATCTCATTATGCTTTGGCATATTGATGTATGTTGCTGCAACACTGAGTGTTGGTTCACCATTTTCACAAAGAGGAAGGTCCTTGTCCTTGTCGCGAAGGAAGAGTTGACCACCACGATTGGCAACAACTCCAGCTTCAATGGCATTTCTCAGAAGCACCTTGGCAGGAAGAAGCTCGTCTTCAGCAACCTTGAGGAACATCTTAACATCTCCTTCAATGAGATTGTCAAGCTGCGTGACAAGCAGGTCTGTCTGAGTATTGTTGGATACAGGCTTTCTCGTGAGAGTCTCTATGATGACACGCATAGTGTCTCTATCATTTTCAATCTTGCCAAGAATGCCGTATGCCTTCTTTCTGTTATCAGTCTTCGTTCTACTGGTGTTGGCATTCTCACCCTCACGGATACACACAAACTCATAAGTAGACTTCGGATTGTCCTGTACTGCTTCCATACTCGGAGCAATGAGATTCTTGTTTGCCAAAAGAACTTTCCATCTAATATAGTCCAGAGGCTGACTCAAGTCAAGGACATTGTCATCTTTGTGCAGAGTAACCTTGAACTTGTACCAGAAGTTGTTCTCAGTGTTATACACAGAGAGAGCATTGTCTTCCATACCAAGCACACTTTCAAGGAACTCCTTTTCACTTTTGGTAAGTACATCTGCAATTTGACCTGAACGGAGCATCGGGGCTACATAGGTTCTTGCTGATGTATCAGCCATTCCTCCAAAGAGAACATGTCTTGGGTCACTACCCGCCATAGCATTTTCCTTTGGAAGGAACCTTACCGTGACTTTTTCTTGTCTAAGGCAATTGATTAAATTTTCAGCCATTTTACTTCTCCTTTTAATGACATTGAATATTAAAAGGTACCCCCCTCCGAATAAGGAGGGTACCTGAGGTCGTTGGTCCTACTGAAGGATGGACGGGATAATAGAGTAGCAACGGGTCGGGTCGTACACAATAGCACCCAGCTGGGTAAAGCGGTGCACAATCGCAGAGTCCTCATCGTGGCTCATGTTGGGGTTAAAAGTAGCACCTGTGAATGAGTTACGGAAGCCCCATTCATAGCCCCAAGACTCAGGCTGACCCTTGATGCCAGCCTTCTGGATGTTCGGGGAGGTTTCATTACCGATGTACCAGATGTCAAAGCGGTAGCTGAAGGCCACACCACCTTCCGGATGCATAATCTTGTTACGGACTTGGTCATCATAGAAGGTATCGACATCAAGCTTCACAAACACACCGTTAGGAGCCTGCCACTCAGTAATTTGGTGAGTGGTCATTCTGACGGCAGTGTTAGGAGCAAAGGCAGCGTTTGTCTTGCTGATTGCCGGAGGATTGCTCTCGGAATACTGGAGACCAAGAGGGAGCCAACCAGAACCCATAGCCTGTGCAGCTCTGTTGAAGAGCAGAGCACCGTGCTCACCAGTCTTGATGATGAACTTACGGTCACCGAAGGCAATCTTGCCAGCAGATAGGTCATACAGAGCCTCAAGGATGTAATCCATAATTGAGGAAGTGTCCGAATAATAACGGACCATACCAGCCTCAGCCTGCTCAAAGATGCCTGAACCCATACGGATATCCATACCGGACTTACCGAAGTTCATGTACTCGTTGTTGGCATTGCGGTTGGAACGACCAAAGGCAAGCAGACGGTTCTTGTAGTTTGCCCATTCGAGGGACAGAGTCCAGTCCTCATAGTCCATCCACATAGCGGAGGTACCCTTGACCTGACGGCCAGTCTTGGGGTCTTCCTTCACCATAGGAATACCGAAGGCAAGCTTGCGGTTAGCCTTGAAACCCGGAACCTTGTCAGAGATACGGATGGTGGAGAACTCACCACGCATTGAAACAGGAGTGTTGTAGGAAACACCACCGACTCTGCGGGACAGTTCACGCTCAACTGGAGCATATTCCTTGGAGAACCTCTCTCCCGGGAGCAGTCTCTCACGAGGAACACCAACGGTGTTGCCACCCATCAGTTCCACACAATACACATAGTTGGAGCCCTCAATCTGCGGAGCTTCCTTGATGCGGAACAGGTACTTCTCATTGAGGTTACCAACGATGACTTCACCATCGTGGAAGGCAGGCTCGGAGAATACCAGATAGAAACGGGCAGTGCCAGCACCAACATTGTCACCGACAGCTGAGGTAACAGGCTGACCGTTCTCATCACGGCACTCAAACAGAGGATAGTTGCGAGCTGAATTCAGCAGCACATCCCAGAAGAACTCATCATCAGTCTCAAACTCACGAGTAGGGAACTTGCTGAGGAAACCTTCGAGAGTGTTGTTGCCGGTAATACTTGCCTGAAGCATAGTAATTGTATCGGCAGCTCTCTGGGGAGAAATTTGGAAAAGCATTCCAAGGTGGTTGTCAGTGACCATACCGTGTACGCCATTGACACCAACCATTTGGAAGGGATTTAATTTCATTGCCATAGTTTCTAATACTTAATAATTATTAAGGTAAGTCTATTCGCAAGCCTTCGAACTTATTTCTGGGTCTTCGCTCATTCCCACCTTCAATAAAATTGAAACTACCACCTTGGTGAGAAGGGGCGTCAAGACGCCTTTCAAGTTCTTTCAGACTGCTGTTGACTTTCTTATTAACACTCTTGGTGAGAATCTTGCCCATCTTCGTGAATCCATCTGTGAGAGCATAGATAGTTCCCAGCATAACACGGAATTCAACAGGATGCTCGTCAGCATAAAGCTGAACGGCAGTAAGTTGCTCACCTTCGTCAGTAGTCTTGACAATCTTGGTCATAGAGTCAAAAGCCTTTTGGCGAGTGACCTTATCCACAGGAATGTCTTCAAAGAGCTTGTCTGTATCAAGTATTGCCTTTCTGAACTGTTCAGCCTGTTGCTTCTGGTTCTGTCTCTCCTCAAGGGCTGCCTGCTTAGCCTCATTCACTGTCTCTTCATACCTGTTCTTGAAGTACTCTCTCACAGCATCAAGGGCATCAGCAGCCTCGTCAAGGTCAGTTCCCGAAGTCATAATTCTTTCCACCTGCTTGTCAACCTTGTCCTGCTTGTACCCTCTGATAAGAAGGTCTTGCCGAATGATTGACCTGCGGAGGTTGGCTCCTTGTTCAGTCTCAGCATTGAGCTGCTCATCCGTAATATTTTCAAGATTCTGGATAGTTCTTTGATACTGGGCAATCACATTGGGTTGTACACCAGCATCGAGAGCTTCCTTCACCTGTCTTACAGAGTCTTCCAGACGCGAGTTAATCTCTTGGTTAAAAGCATCTGAGAAGGTGTCAGCATCAACGATACTTGAAACAGTTTCATCATCAAGGAATTGAAAGAGGCCGTCACTTTTGAGTGCATGGGCAAAGGATGCAAAAAGGTTGTCACCTTTGGGAGAAGGGCCAGACTGTTTAGTTCCAGCCTCTTCTTTTTCCTTGGTATCTTTTTCATCATCCCCTACGCTCTCTGGGCTTGGTTCTCCGAAGAGGTCTTCGGCATTAACTTCGCCCTCAGGAATGGTCTCATCTTCTGGTTTCTTTTCCTCTCCTGGGAGGTCCACCTTTATGGTGGGTTCTTCTGGTGTGGAGTCTCCGAAAATATCATCTGCCTCCACTGATTGCACACCCATAAAGAGTTGTGCATCATTAAACGGGTTGTTGCTCATTTTCTTCTCCTATTTAGAACAATCTTGGTACAAAAGTAAAAGGTTTGCAACTTTACTGCAAACCTTTTAGTAAATCACTAATTTTACTCCTCCTCAAGAAGGTGTTTCCTGCACTCATCACATAAAAAGGGTTGTGCCGCCTTGAACATTTGCTTGCCTATTTCCCCTGTCAGATATTGGTACTCTTCACTATACGGGTCTATATTATCAGTAATGCAAATGTGCATAGCCAAATGCCCTTTTTCGTGGTCCCAAGTATCAAGAAACTGTTCTGCTGAGTCTGTCATTCCAATAATAATCAAAGACCGTCTTGCAAACTTGTTGGAATGAATCCATCCGTCATTCATATTCCCCTTCTTCAACTCTTCCACACACTTTTCAACTTCTTCATCAGAACAGCCTATGGAATAAAGGTCATTAACTATCTCAACTATTGGGTAGAAAGACACAGCATAGTACACCTTGACATACCACTGGTATTTGTCAATTGTAAAATCCTGTACTATCATATCATATCTTCCCAGTTAATTACAGTTCCAGAACCTATACAGTCAGCATAAAATCTCGTGAACACCATACCTTCATACCCGTCAGGGTCTTCAATAGTATCCACTATGAATTGTATAAGTGCGCCTTCATCCCGAACAGACTTTCCTAAGTAGTCAGCTTTACACATATTGGCTACATACACAGCGTCATACCCATTATCATTTGATAACTTGATTGAATACCTCTTCAAGACTTCATCAAGTTTTTCCTTAGTAAAAGGTTCAATGTATATTTTCCTCTGCCCTTCCCTTTTGTACATTCTTGATGTCGCCCATTCACACATCTTCTTTGAGAAATGCCAACCGTACATTGATAGATATTCTTCCATCCCGGAAGGATACCCACTGAAAGAATCAAATCTTGCCATAGTATATATAAGTAAGGGCAGGGAATTGACCCTGCCCTGATTAAACTTAGTCCTTGTCAAGGTCCTTTATGTGGTCTTCAAGAATGTCAAGTGCAGCACACATGCCGTCCTTTACACCCTCTTCATACTCACCGCCTTTTCTATTGGACATACCTCCCATCTTTCTGGAAGAGTAGCCACCGCGCATTCCGCTTTTGCGCTCCTCAATTATTTTCCAAACTCTGTTCATTTCTTTGATGTTTTTGTGGCATTAATGCTTCAACCAGTCTTCCAACTTGTTCAGTCAAGCTTCCAACTTGGTTCTTAAGTTCTGCAATCTCTTCTTTCTGGACTTGCTTTTCAGCAAATTCCGGATTAAGAGTAGATAGAATGGCATCAAGCTTTACAATCCTGTCCTCATGGTAAGGCTTGCTGTTGATTACATTGATGCTCTTTTGTTTCTCGCTGGTTATTTCAGCATTGATTGCATCCTTGCTTGTGGAGACCACAATGCTTTCTCCATCAATATAAGTGTCTGAAGTATCCATTTGGGCAGGGAGTCCCTTCAGACTGATGGTGTTGTTACCAACTCTCACCACAATGTCAGCAACAAATTCCTGCTGACCAAACTGCATCATCTGGTTTTTAGGATGAACAGAAGGCTGTGATGATATATAACCAGTTTCAAGTTTCGTGTTATCCCCCTTATGAAAGAGATATATTGGACTGTTAGGTCTGACTGATTGAAACATAATACCTTAGATTTGACCGATTAACTGTAATATATTATCTATTCTGTCGTAGAACACAAGGAATACACCCGGATTTGGGAAGTTGGCTACCGTAGCATTTGTACCACCTGCAAGAGTCACATTCTGAGTGTTGCCAGCCATAATGAATCTGACTGGAAGTGTCTCAGTAGTTCCCTCCGGCAAGTCAGTAAGATAGACAAGGAGCAATCCGCTGAAAGCGTTCAAGTCCCAGTCTGGCCTGAAACCATAGTCAACAGTTTCAGTTCCTACAGTAACTTTCCTTGACTTGATTCTAGGCAACCCGTTGATATTCGAGTATTGGTACGGAAAACGAGCCATAATCAATTCCTCCTTTTATAAGTTATTGATTATTAGTTGTTTACCCCCAATAGCTCTGACCTCCCCAACCGTAACCATAGGGATTGAAACCAGCACCCCAACCGAATCCAAAGCTTGGAGTATTGTTGACGGCTGTAATGTTCGGATAGGTCACTGGCACAGTGTTGGGCTGCTTATTGGCAATCTCATTGACCTTGGCTTGCAGAGGAGCAATGACATTGTAGAGCTGAGCAGTCTGACGGTCATTATCAAGCTGACCACGAAGCTGGGTAATGGTATCACCCTGAGCAGCAATCTTGGTCTGGTATTCGCGTCTCTCAAGGTTGCAGAACTGGTCAAGAATGAGGGCATTCTGGTCCTTAATAGCACTGAGAATGCTGGTGGTGTTGCGGTCGGCCTGAGAACCAAGCTGATTGGTCTGCTCAAGAGTACGAATCTGAGCTTCATAACCTTGCTGAGTAGTCAGAAGTCTGTTCTCGCAGCAGCATTCACAAAGCTGACGGCTAAGGGAAGCATCACCCATCTGGATTGCATTCTGGACTTGCAGGCCACTCATACCTACCTGTGAGCCAACACCCTGAAGTGCAGACATAAGGCTGTTCAGAGAGCCTTGAATGGTATTGATGTCACAATTCAGGTTAGTAGAAAGCTGACGGATGGCATCACCATTGCCTTGAATAGCCTGTTGAAGGAGGTCACGACCAGCATCATTGTTGAGCTGGTTAGCAAGGAAACCAGTACCATTATTGCCACCAAAGTTACCGAAGTTTCCATTACCTCCCCAACCCATCAGGAAGAACAGGAATATAATCCAGAGAAAACCATTACCGCCGCCAAAACCGCCATTGTTGTTCATGGCATAAAGTACGGACGGGTCAATGCCTCTCTGTGAAAACAGGGTAGCAAGCAGGGGCATCCAAGAGTTACTGTCATTTCCGAAGAAATAAGTTTTTGAAGATTCGCCTTCCATAATAAGAAAGAATTAGAAGTTATACAATTTTGTGTTAGCTAACAATGCAAAGGTATAATCCCTAATTCAGGAAGAACAACGATGCTAATAAAAACGAAAAACCCTGCCAGATTACTCTGACAGGGTATAAAGAACAGAAACTCGGTGCTAAACAAACATAAACCAAAGGTGCTGCCTCATATTAAACATTTTTATTGTTAATAATATTGTTTCTGTCCTTTGCTATCTTTTTAATATCTGAAAGTTTCCACATCAGTTCCTTGAATCCAGCCTCTTTTATTCCTTTTGGTATCTTTCCTTCTCTAACAAGATTGTCAAACTGTGCTCTTCTTAGATTAAGATATGTATATGCTTGATACTTACTCAACATCTTTTCTCTTGAGTTGAACTTCTTCAGGAATTCTACAAGTTCAACCTGTTCGTTTTCATCAATATTAGTATTACCAGTATCAATGTCATCAACAATTCTTAGCAAATGTTTCTTTATGAGTTGCAGCATCTTCTCTCTTTCTTACGGAAATACAACACAAGGAATAGAAACACACAGAAGTTTACACTGAATACACAGCACAGTCCCAAGAAACTTACTGGCAGTCCCACTGTAAATTCAAGAGTACTGATAATGTTGTTAACCAGTACATAGTGCAGAAACATTCTATGGTAGATACAAAATCTGAATACATAGGATACCAGATATAGAAATGCCAAAGTTAAGAAAGATACTCCTCCGATAAATGAGAATATTACTAAATCATATCCTAAAAGACAAGTTAGAGTATTAAGTGCATCACAAGCGGCAAGTAACATTGGAATTACTTTAAGTAAGCCCAATGTTACTTTATACCACTCTTTAGCAACTCTTCTTTCCTCCGTTGGCTTTCTTTCTTCCACCATTACAAAGTTTTGAACCATTATTCTTTATTCCTGCACGGGGAACATTCGGTCTTACTCTTTTTCCTCCACCATAGGATTTCTTTCTTTTTGTTCTCATATCTATGATACTCGTTTAAATGGGGCTCCTGAGGGCCACGGTTAAGTCAATGTTTTGGTCGTCTCATTTTTGATATGACCAAATTTGCAAGTCAGTCAGTTATGGCTAGATGTTATAATATAGGCTATGCGTTAGGGTTTGTGTCTTTCCAAAGGTCTTCGGTTCCAGTCGTCCCAGGTTCCCAGACATTGCCGTCAATAAGGGATTCCCAAGTGCGTCCGTTGTGCTTGACCTTATCGCCCGTCATATAAGCGTCTGCACTCCCTACGGGTTGACGCCATGCAGGAATTTCTTCGATGCTCACCTCCGTGTAGAGCGCAGGGGTAGCATCGGGAGTCCAGTCGCTCTGCGATGTGTGCGCCTGCACCACCTTGTAGAGTTTCCCGTCATACCAGAGCCGTTCGCCTGCGGACACCTGTGAGCCAATCTTGGAGGCCCAAGTCGGGTAGAGGGCGGCCACCTCGAGCGCCTCCTCGTCCGTGAGGTTCTCGGCGTCGGAGGCCAGCATCCGCTTGACGGCCTCCATCACCTGTGAGTAGTCCGGCTCGGTCTGGGGGATAGGCGGAACCACTGGGGGGACATAGACAGTCCACCCATCGTCCGCAATTTGCTGGGCTGTCGGGTTACTGATTGCCACGCCGTTAATGACGAGCGTCTTGCAATAGGAGAAAACCTGTCTTTCTCCTATCATCTTGGTATAAAGTGTTCTTGCCATAGCGTTAGATGTTAAGGCCGAGATTGAAACGCGCGTTATCTACCTGCTGATTGAAAAGCATTTCTGCTTTCGTCAGTTTTCGGTTATAGATACGTATAGAGAAAATCCGAATCTTTGCATTATATGGAAAACCAGGACTACCAGCGATATAGTCTGACTGAGCGCTCCACCCTTCATTCCCTGCTTGCGATTCATTAACTCCGTTCAAAAGACCACCATCAACACAAATGGACAAAGAGAAAGGTGATGTTACAATACTATTCGCGTTAGTGAAATCCCACGAATTGTTCCCAGTTTGCAGTTTGAAATTGAAACCATTATTCTTCTTCATCAAAGACAATTCGGTGGGAGTATTGTGGGAAGTGTATATGTGCGCGTAGGTTTGTGATTCTAAAAATTGAGCACATAACTCAATGGTTGAACTACTGAAATCTGCGGGAACGGGATTGTCCGGAGATATGCCTCCACTTCCATCGAAGGATACAGCGTTCTGCTCCGCCGTAGCGGAACTGTTTAATGCAAAACTTGTACGACCGACAAGGCTTCTCCATTTGAGAGAGTTATGTCCTTTCAATATCCCATCGAGGTGCAGCACTAACCCATCTGCGACATATCCGAGATCTATTCCACCGCCTTCACTGGAGGCGGCCATCATTAGCCTCCGTCTAAAACCACTCATAGCCTACTCGAATTTGACAGCGAGGCCGTGGCCATTTAGGACGGAGAACTCATAGTAGTATCCGCCTTCGATCTCCGGGATGTAGGTGGTGAAATCAAGGCAATTCCCTGCCCAATCCGTAATTCCTACAGGCCAGGCGATGGTCGGAGCGGTAGAGCCAGCCGTGAATCCGAACTTGTACTCGTTCTCAATGTTCGCGTCGGACGGAGATGCAAAGGCGATGGTGACGCTCCCCGTCAGCGTTCCGAGATTATACATCACATTCGGAAGCATTCCTCTCTGCGACTGTGTAGTCTGAACGGAAGGGTAGATTGCATCATAGGTAGCCTTCGCGCTCGGATACTGCTCATTGGTGCTCTGCGCGGAGAGGGAAGTCACCTTGTTCGAGGTGTTCTCCTTGCCGGACACATCGGGAATAACTCCTGTCTCCAAATCACTTGCAGGGATTCCATTGGAAGGCTTATTGTAAGTCCCCGCTCCGATGTTTGTCCTCGCTTGAGTTTTCTGCTCTTCAGTAAGACTCTGTTCTGTAAAATGTATAGCATTAGGGTCATTTCCTTGGCCTCCATCATCTTCACCAATATTTGAGAGTTTCTTATGAAGATACCTCTCCATATTTTTATTGTTTGTATGTGATGGAACTATAATAGGTTTATTGTTTCTCATACTAAAAATTTTAGTGCTTATCCAACTACAAAAATAAACAAAACTAATTACTTTTAAAATAGTAGTGTTGTGTTACTTATCGTTTAACATTACCTAATTCATCAGCCCATTTCTCTGTATAAAAGTTATAGTAAGAGCCAAGACTTTCGTTGTGAATAAGTGCCCACATTGCAGAGGGAATGCCTACTACAATAAGATAGAGTGGACCAAGATATAGTGATTGTCTTGTATGTCCCCATTCGTGCTTTACAGTATTCCAAGTCTGTTTATTATAAGGGAATTTATTCACTATCAAGGTGTTTCCAAGAGATATACCACCGGGAAATTTAGAGCATACACGAACTACCTTATCTTTATAAAGCAGTGTATTGTCAGTCTTGTAAAACAGTCCTATGATAATCCCTACAAGGTTTTGAGGAAGCTGCCAAAGGTATAGCAGTATCTGTAATAGTGTCTTCATATTTATATAAGTATTAGGGGTATAACAACAAGCAGAACTCCTACAAGGTCAGCCAGAATATCAAGCCATGAGGCAACCTTGTCATTGGTTAAATCGTAAACTTCTTTTCCAATACCACAAAAAAGTGTTACTCCTCCAGCAATCAACAGTGATGGTTTAAAGCAAAAACTGATGCTAAACAGTGCTGTAAACACAAGTGTCAATACCATTGAAAACACTATGTGTTGCAGCTTGTCTTTTGTACTGAAGAATTGTTTAATCTTACCCATTGAATTCTGTAATTTTAGGTTGTGGCTGATTACTTGTATCTCTTACATCTATATGTAGCCAGTTGACATTCTTTTCCATTCTTATCGGATATGGAAGTTTATCCTCATGTCTCTTTATCATCTCTCTTGCTTGAGCACCTGTCACTGTCTTCATAGAAGCATCAAAAGCCTTGCCGAGGCAATGGGCCGAGAGATACACTTGGTTGGCATTGACTTTATCCTTTACCAACTGGCACACATTGCATCTAAGTCCTCTTTGATAGTGTCCTGAGTAGTTGATTACCATAGGAGTTTGAAGAATGTCCTCTCTTATAACGAGAAGAGTATGTAGCAGTTTCGTGTCAAGAAACTGCCAAGCACTTTCTCCGAACTTGTTATATGTGTGATTACATACTAACTCCTTCAGCGTAAAGTACTTCTTTATTCTTCTGATAATTTCTCTTCTTTCCATGCCTCTTCTTTCTTAAGTTTTTCAAGTTCTTCCTGTCTTATCTTGTCAACATCCTCTTTCTCAAGCAGTTCATCCGCATTTGGACAGCTGAATGGCAATGCTGAATGTGTAAGAATCGCCTTAATGAATGCATTCATTGAGAGATTGATTCCGTGTGGCTTTAAGAAGTTGCTTATCATACTTCCAACCTCAAAGAGAATGATGAACATTGTGAGCCACTTTGCCCAGCCGAAATCACTGTTTGCAGCAGTATTGATACAACAAGCCATGAGTACAAAAGCAAAGTACACTACACACTTTCCAAATGTCTCTCGGAATGCTCTTGAGAATCTTATGGGTATGTCCAGCTTGTAGCATTTCCAGAGACCTGCGGCAAGGTCGGCCACAACAACTGTGAACATTGTTATAAGCCAAGGAACCATAGTGGTCAAGGACTTCTCAAGGAAAGTCATCATAATAGGTATCAAAGTACCACTGGCTATTTGGGTAACTATATATTTTGTACTCATAGCATATAATTTTTAATCTTCTACTTGTGGACTCTCCTCATTATATTCTATTTCAACCTCTCCAAATTCAGAATCTACTACTTCCGCAGTAATTTTAATCGCCTTCTTAGCATTGTAATAGATGTCATTGCAGGACAAAACAATTTCGTAAGATTCCCAATTATCCTCAGATTCACTTTCACTTTCCAAACTGTATGGAAGGGCTTCCCTTCCAATAAACACCATTCCATTTTCGGCATTTGCCAACGCTCTTATAGTATCTATTGTAAGCCCCCAACTATTAAGCTGTTCAGAAGATGGAAATATGGATGTTGGCAACTCTTTGTACATTTCGTCATATAATAGATTTCTATTGAAGTCCGAAAGTACAAATGTAGCAGAGGTCTTTTCATACACCATACTATGTGCATAGTATGTTTTTACATATTGCGGGGATCTCCCCACTATTCTTAAATTCCACCTTGCTGTGAATATACTGCTATCCGTCTCCCTAAAAGCATCAAGGATGTTGTACACAAATGGAACACCCCTAACTATCCAAGAGTTACGTTCATACCCCACTTTGTACTGTGGCCCGCCTGCAAAGGTCATAGTAGTTGGAGTTTTGTCATCAATAGCTTTCAAATATATATCATCTATTCCATACCTTGAGGGGTTGGCAATCTCTTCTGGCTTTTGTGATTGTGGGAACTGTCTAGTAAGTAAAAGACTTGTAATTTCAACCGAACCATATAGTCTTTTTATACTTAACTCAAGCTGATTTATTTTCACTGTTAAGTCTCTTTTGTCTGCAACTACAGTTTCAAACAAGTCATCTATTCTTTGGTTAAGAGCACTATTGTACTTGTTAATTTTTGCAACATTGCTCTCAAGACTTTGTACTCTTTTCTCCAGGTCAGAAACAGACTCTGACGAATCATCTACCTTTACTTCTGCCCAGTCTCCTCCATGAGGGTAGTATATCTTGAGTGCCATACCTCCCATAGGTCTTAACCAAATAGCATTTTGAACCGGAATTCTGCTCTTAGAGATTTTAATATCTTTCAGTGTAATCATATCTATTTGGTTTTAGCAGGTTTACGGTTTGCTGATATGCGGGCAATATCATTTCTTTCAGCCTCAAGTTTAAGCTTCTTGTTGTCCTGCTTAATCTTAAGGTCGAACTCTCTCATCTGCTCGTCAAGTTTCTTCTTTTCAGCCTCAGTCATAGAGGTGTCCTCATAGTCAAGAGCCTTCTGGAGTTGGGCAGCCTGAATCTTGTTCTCTGACTGAATCTGAGCAACAAGAACCTTGGTTTCATTATTCTCACTGTTCATACCAATCTGAGCATCAAGCTCCATCTGCTTTGCTTGAATCTGTGCCTGAGCAGCCTGTTGCTGTGCTTGAAGTTGCATTTGCTGGTCTCTCTGCATTCTTTCATACTGCTTCTTCTCTCCGTTCTCAAGTATGCGAATCTTTTCGGCAAGGGAATTTGCCGAAGTCCACATCTTCATCACATCTGAAAGGTTTGAAGAGTTTTTATTGAGAGCGGCCTGTGCAAGAGTCTCAATCTTCTGGTCGAGGTTAGTAATGTTGGAGACTCTTCCACCACAAGGCCATAGTCATTCTCTGCATATTCATCACCGTCAAACTCCATCAGTTTGAGTGATGTGTCGGAGGCAATGTAGCGGAACTTGACTTTCTTTCCTCTGGCCGCTATCTTTGTTGCCTCCAGCAATGCGTTAAGAACACGCCGCTTGACATCATTATGGAGTGCAAAGAATATCTCTGTAATGTATGAAGACTGGAGGGTGGCTCTTTCAACACCACCCACAGTCTCACGGTTCGCAATCTGTCCTTCTCTTTGTTTTGATACACCGACAATCTCACCAATGTTGTTCTTTGTCCACTCGGCAAGATTCATCAGTTGCTGGATATAGTTGCTGGAAGCATCTGCAATCAGTCTTTGCGTATTGTTATTCATTGACCCTGCAAGCTTTCCAGTAGCTGGGCCTTCCTGACCTGCATTGAAGGAGTTTCGTACAGCAAGATGCAGCTTCTTTGCAGTATGCATCCACTTGCCCATATCCCAGCCGTCAGGCACAAGGGCAAGGTCCAAGTCAACCATGCTGCCCCAAGACGAGGCTAAAGCCTCTGTAAGCCTGTTGTATATCACATCATACATATAATTGTATGGCTTCATCATATCCACCATACTGAAGGGCTTACCTCCATTGATGCTGTATACAGAGCCTATGATTCCGAAGTGGCACTTTGATGGATTCATTATGCTGTTGAACTGCACAGGTCTTGGCTGAATGCAGAGGAATATTCCATAGGTGCCATCCTTTGAATGTGCATCGAAGTCTCTGTTGTTGCCACCAATCAGAACACCTTCCCAAGCCTCGTTAATCCACTTAATCTCACAGGATTCTCCAAGGTCTTCGTTGGGAACATAATTTTCAGCATAGAAATTGAATGATTCCTCTCCGGTCTCAGGGTCATACTGCTTAACCTTCTTAATCATTCTACGGGACTTCCAGTACATTCTCATCACTCTGACATTACCATCAGAGTCATAAGGAAGAAGTCTGTACTGGTTATAGAAGTCATCGGAATCAAATATGTCGGCAGAGGCGAAAGTCTGGAAACTTTCCGAGAGCATATCTCTTCTAACAAAGGCGTTTCTCTCATCTGCAAATCCCATACTGTTGGTGCCTCCGTCGATGAACTCAGGGAGCTTTTCAAGATAGTCAATGTCCCGCTTTTCCAGAACATCATAGAATGTATCTATAATACGGCCCGGATTCCAATATTCCTCAATGACAATGACATCTGCATCCTCAGTCCTTGTGGAGTTACCTGATCTCCACATATTCATCCTTTCAGGATTAAGCCGTCTGACTACGGGCTCACCACCTTCAATATTGACTTCAAAGTTCTCTTCACCTACATACAGAAGGTCTTGGAAACCCGTGTTAAAGATGAGAGGAACATTGAGTTCACGAACATAGTGGTTAAGATATTCGTTGGCTCGTTTCTCTCTGAAGTCCTGATAGTTGTAAGTGTAGTAGTCATCAAGTTCCTCCATCCTCTTCTCATAGTCTTCCATAGAGAGGGAAGTATCCTCGATGGCTGCTCTTACAGACTCAAGTAGTTCAGCCTTCTTTGTTTCTTCAACCTCACTGACCGCATTCATATTGGTTACTACAACCCTATAATCGAATGGTCTCCTAAGCTCTTCACCTATAAGGACTTGAAGCTTGGAGTTCATTATCGGGAAGTGTTGGATACTCTGTGGAATGTAATCAGCATCTATGCCTGACGGGTTGAGTATAAGAGCAACATCCTCCATATGGAGGATACCACGAATCAAGTCATAGTTTATCCGTTTGTCCCTGAATGTCTTTCTCAGCGGACTATAGTTCCAAGTTGTCTTTGAGTCACCCCAAAGCAAGCACTTTCTTCCCCACTCCTTTGTCTTTCTTGAGTAGGGAAGAGCCTGTCTTGGAAATTGTACTGCGTCTCTCATAACTATATATTCTCCGACAAAGATAATTATTTAAATAAAATGTGCAAATTTAGGGTACTCTTATGCTAAATTTACTCCCTAATACCAGTCAATCTGTTCGCTTGTACTGGGCTTGAACTTGTCAAACTGTTTTGGAATCTGGGTCTTGCTCTTACCCACATTCTTTTCAAAGAACGGGTCATCTGCAAGGCTCTTTATATGTTTCTCCTGCTGTCTCATATTCCCGTTGAAAAGTATCATCTTCTCTTGTCTGTAGAGCATAAGGGCTCCCATTGCAGATATCCTATCGAAGTTTCCATCAGGATTCCACTGTCTTCCCTCTTCAAGAAGTGCCCTGTTCCACCAAGTCATTACATTGGGAACGGTTACCATCTGCTTTTCCTCATCAACTTCCTTCTCAATCTCCACAGGCTTTAGCATATAGTCCTTAAGCAACTGTCTGGCAAACTGGTTGATAGGTCCCATACCTTCAAATCCATATGCCTTGTTGCCTATGTGCTCAACTTTCGAGTCTTCCCTGTCCTTTATGTATTGCGGAGTTTCAGCCAAGTATTGTATGCTGTTCATCATCTTGAAATACGCATACAATCCCTTTTTGTTTCGTTCATACAACAGTTTTGCATTGTAGAACTTGCACATTAATCTCACTACTTCATATGCCTCTTCCGCAGTTGTAAGTCTTCCGGTCCATTCAGCCACTATCTCATCAGTCCAAGTGTCAAGAATAAAGCAAGATACAAGGGACATAGTGTTTGCATTGTCATCATCAACAGGGTCACATCCTCCTATGTATCTGTTACTGAATACCCTTCCATCACTGTTCTTCTTCGGAAGAACCCTCATTTCAATAGCACCGGTGACCTTGTTGTCCTTGGTGGGAAACTTATGGATTGGCTTATCCGCCGTAGGCACAAACTCTACCTGTCCATTGCTCTTCTGAACAAGTTTTCCAGAGAAGTACTTGTCATAGAATGTAGGGTCAAGGTCAATCTCCTGAATCCTTTCGGTAATCTGGGCAACTGGGAAGAGGGTGCCATCCCTACGCATTATGGCATCTTGCAGGGTAATCGGGTCTTCAGCCTTGGTACGAGTGATTGCCATAGGGTCTGGGTTCTCATACTTTGCTATGTACCTCTCCCAACATATCTGGTAGAGTGCCAAAGTTACATCCGAAATACCGTCCTTGTTCTGGCAACCCGTACGATTAACATATGCAGGAAAGCAAAATATGGAAGTGCCCTTGGTCTGTGCGGACTTGTCCCACACATTCTCAAAGGAAAGTATGTTGGAACCTGATGGGTGGTATATAATGTCCAGTGCACCACTGAAGTCATTTCCTTCCTCACCACCAGTACCTACACCCATCAACAATCCGAACACCACATTACCATCCTTGACTGACCGTTCGGAAGTCTTCATAACCGTGGCAAGATGCGGAAACTTACCTATCTCCTCAAGGCAGAACAGGGATGCTCTTTTACCACGAGCCTTATCAGGGTCATCCTTGATGGCAACACCCAGCACTTCATTTCCAGTTCCCTTTTTTGTACCTGTATTCAGGTCTATGTATCCCATAGTCCAAGCCATCTCATTCAGGGATGCCTTCAGTCTTTTTCTCGGGAACTCGGTATTCTGTGCCTGAAAGTCAATCATACTTTCAAACTTGTTGAGAGTTCCATCCTTTATAAGGAAGTCCTTGTTGTCAGCAAGGACCACTCCTCTTGTAAATGACTTGTGCTTCGGGTCTGGCTTTTTGTCACCAATTACAAACCCTCTGGAGAGGCCACTCGCCATACAGTATGATTTCGACGAACCACGCTTTGACACTTCAAAGAAGTACCTTCCGAGCTTTCTTGCTCTGTCCCATCCTGTATATCTCCACAGCACCCCTTCCCAGAAGTTAGGAAACCCAGTTACACGGTCACCAACACCACTGCCTTCTTCAGTTTCCTCCGTGAGAATGATTGGAGAATAGTTGAGATACCAGTACATATATCCCGGAATGTATGCTCCGTCCTCTTCACGAAGATACCCTTCCCTAATTCTTCTGACCTCTTCTTCCTTCCATATGGAGTATGCACTGTTCGGATTGGGATTAGGTCTTAAGTCAGTAAACCTTCCAGTCTTTTCAAAGTGAATGGCAGTCGGTCTGAAGTAGTCAATATCCTCTATGATTGGAGGATACTCTATCTTCCATATGGCTCTACCATTCTCGTCTCTTGGCAAGTCCCTGCAATAGGGCCTGTCAGGACTTATCAACCATTGAATGAGAGGCACCGTAGACAGTGCCTCCATAAACTCTTCTTTTATTTCATCGGGAGCATCGTTGAACTTAATTAGGGTCTCTTCTCCCGTTATGTCATTGACCTTCTTATATACAAGGTCCTCTATTGGGGTTTGGTATTTATTAAACTCCATATCTCATCCCAATTAAGTATAATATGTGATACGGCTTCACTAAAGACATCAAACTCAATTTGTTCATTGTCATCAGCTATTGAACAGACTCTCTCACGATGAATAATGATGTTTTTTCCTTCTATTCTATAATATATAGTTACAACACCACACCTTTGTGATTTAAGCTGTCCTTGTTCCCAGCTTTTTACTACTATGAATTCACCTTTGAGCCTCTTCGCTTTTCCCACACTGTTCAGTGCTTCCTGAACCAGATTTTCTGGCTTTTGCATCTTTCATTTCTTTTAAGTAGTCCTTTTTTATCTGTCTCCACTGCTTGTGTAGCCATCCATTTAAATATGCGAAGGGTTCATCCTCTCTTGTATGGGCAATACCACGGTCCATCAATATTACATTAGTCAGATGGTAGAGCTCGTGGTCCATGTGGTCCTCTTCATTAATATTTCTAATATAAACAAGGTAATCCACACCCTCTGAGTATGTAGCACCGCCAGTTTCTTCATAGTCCTCAATATCCTTTATAATACATTCATACCCCTCTTTACTTAGTTTTTTCTTATTTTTGGCGTAAAATTCCTTTATCTCTTCAGCATTACTTTCTATTAAGAAAGCAACACTACAATTATAAATTGGTATTTCAAGACTCCAAGTCATACTCCATCTTCATATATTGAATTCTCAGTACCTCTTGCACGAGTAGTGTCCTTGATTTCAGACTCCACCTTTCTTTCAAGGTCTTGCAACTGCGGTATAAGTTTCAACACTCTCTCCAGGGAGGCCATAATGTCATTCATCTTATACACAGCGGCACCCTTATCCGTTCTTTCCCGAAGCTTGGCTTGGGTGGTGAGAAGCTCCTGAGAAAGAGCATCAACAGCCACTCTTGTCGATTCCAATAGTTTAGTTGAAGAGGTTACCGTATGTTTTCCATAAATTTCCATAGCTTCCTTCAAGTCATCAGAAGGCTTGAAGTCTGATGGAAGTCCCTCCTGCAAGATGATTTGTTCAGCTCGTTCTTCGGGATTCACTATATATGAATAGGTAGAACGAGGGTCAACCATAAAGAACAGATACGAAATCTGCTGAAAGAATCTTTCCTTCTGCTTTGACCTGTCAGAGTTGTACAGCTTTCTTATAGGTCTGATGAGAAGCGCTTCTGCTGTTGGACGCACCTCATAGTTTACAAATTCAAGCAGTTTCATTTCTCATA